GCGACACCAACAAGTCCACCGAGAACAACAAAGTCGCCAGATTCGACGGCAGCGTTCACGACGTAGTTAAGGGATTCTCCATCCACGTAAACTTCGTTAAGAGCCATTAGGCACCAACCTTCACGTTGAGGATTTCAGAGAGGCGGGGTGCCCTCTCCTGTGTGTTTACAATAACGGTCTCCTCGACAGCCTTAAAGGAAGCAGCAGCTTCCTCCTTGAAGTGTGACTTCACGGACTCCACGAAAGCCTTCTGGTTTTCGATAGCGTCAGTCAGGTCCACTCCGGCGCGAAGCGACTCGTAGACGGCCTTGCGAGAAACCTCGGGGAGGTCAGCAGCAACCAACGCTTCAGCAATAGCTGCAACGTCAACTTCTTCTTTTTCCACGGTCTCCTCGGCAGGCGCAAGGGCTTCTGCGACAGCAGCTGCTACCAAGTTTGGCAGCTCAGCCAGCTGGTCGCTCAATTCCTTGAGTTCCATATCTGAGTTTCCTTCTTCCTTGTATGATTTGGTCGCTACAGCCATTTCGACGGCAGCACCCTTTTTTCTACGCTTGGATTCCCCAAGCTTAGAAACCTTAGTGAGTTCAGAAATTGGGTGACCCATAAGCATCTGGGTTGGTTCCCATTCTCCGTCCTCGTTGGTCCAGACCCGAATAAGCGCGACGGGCGCTTCGGGGCTAGCTGGAACCGCAAGCGGGTCACCCCCAAAGGGGAACACACCTTCGGTCATAATGTAGGCAACCTGGCCGTAGGCCATTTCGCCACCGTGGTCCATGCGGACCAAGTCTTCTTCTGCTAGCTCGCCTGGCTCGGCCTCGATCATAGCCCGTGCGGCTTCGTAAAGCTTGTCTGCCAGTTTGGAGCCTGGGCGACCGGGGTAGCTCACCAAGTCAACAGAGTTCTGAGTGTGAGGGGTCAAGCTTTCGACAACGAGGTCTTTCTCTTCGTCGTCGTAGTAACCCTCACCCATCGCGTAAATAGAAAGGCCCGTGTGGGGTGCGACAGACTCTACAAACTCTTTCCAGTGAGGCATAACCTGAAGCTCGGCAACAAGGCCAACACCATTTTCGTAATAAGCATCCTCTGACAGAATGCCCATCAGGTTCTTGGGCGAACGAACTTCATCCTCGCGGCTTGGGTGGTCCACATAAGAGTGGGTTCCCTTAGGGAAGGCTTTTGGACCATACTCGCGGAGCATAGCCTCCGGGTAAGTACCGGACGATCCCTTGCCGGGCGTGATTAAAACAGCACGCCAGTTATTGCCTACCTTGGTGGGCGCTTTTGCTTGTTCCTGGAAGATTGTAGACATCATAACAATAATATCACGATTTATCTAGGGTTGTTTTGCGTATCCCTGTTTCCGTTATCGCCATCAGATAGATCGTCAACACCCGCACCAGAGTTACCCTGGCCGCTGGCAACATTGTTCGGATTTCCCGAACCAACAGTCTTACCCGTCGTGGCGAACCCACCCTCGTTGTTAGGAATTAGGACACCGGAAGGAACGCTGCCCGGAGCTTCGATGCCAAGCTGTTCCGCCATGGCATCTTGCATAACCCCGGAATCAAACAAACCGGTCATCCACGCCTGACCCAAAGACTGCACGCTACGGTACGCAGGGTCAACAATAATGTTATTGAATGTCACGCTAGGTTCCGGAACACCAATCACCCGCAATACCCGCAGGAAGAAGTCGGACCAGTTACCCTGGCGTGCGTAAGCCGCATTTAGTGTGGACTGGTCTAGAACCTGTGCCCCACCGCCAGCGCTCTGCCCGGGACCAGATAGCAAAGCGTCCACGGAAACTTCCATAGCCGTGGCAGCCATCGCCGCCAACGGTTGCCCCGTAGCAAGATCGACCGAGTTGTTCCTCGGCATGGCGCTCATCTCAATATCAGCACCAGTCACGGCTGTTGCCGCAACTTCCCTGTTGTTGATGAGCTTGGAACTAATGTTCGCTCCGCCCTTGGCGGTCTTCGACTTGACCTGCCAGGCAATGCTCGACAGAGCCTTCAGCATCTTCGAGCCGTCCTTGAGGTACTCAGAGTAAGCCCAAGTCCAAGGCAAAGCGGGAAGTGAATCAGGGACGCCCCACAGCGAGCCGGTCTCATCGTTCGACTTGGAATCAATAATCACAAAGTTACGGTCCACCGGAATGTTGTTAATCCGTGCGACCGGGGTTTCCACATGGTCCAGTGGATACCAAACCTTGATAGTCTCCGCGGTATAAGTAGCGTAAGGGTCCGTTACGGGCTGGCGCTTCTCATACTCGCGCAAATAGTAACGAATGATCTCAGGGTCGTCAGGGTCAGTAGCCCAGCCAGCTATTTCGTCAAGTGGTACACGACTAAAGCGACGATTCCGCTTGTCGTAACGTACAAAAAAGTTACCATCAGTAAATAGCGCTCTTTCATTCTTTTTGCACGCAGCCTCTCCGAATAGTACCTGCTGGTTAATAGGATCGTCAACAATAGCCTGAAACCGTGGGGGCAACGGGTTGCTCTTTGAGGACATCTTGAAACCGCGACCAAACACGTAAGAAGCACGCAACATCGCGCCACGCTTCAACAAAGGGTTCGAAGCGGACTGCCGACGCGACTGACGCGCCACAACCTTCACGTCCTCAAGGAGAATACCCTCATCGTTGAACTGGTTGATCGGAGACCAACCCTTTTCATCAAAGTCCAAAGTGGCACGAGCCAAAGCAGAATAAGATTCCGCTAAAATCTCATTATTTTGAGAAAGCTCTTGAATTTCCTTCAAAAGCCCTTCGGAATTATCAGAAGAACCAGTAAACCTGTCAAAAATACCCATGAAACAATCTTACCAGTAAGAATCGTCGTAGAACGAATGCCCCTCATACAAATCTTCAACCGCCGTCACAATCTGACCAGGACGCAAACCTTCAAACCTATCCATATCAATCACTGACAGGATCGCCGCATCCAAACTGTCCGGGGAGGATAGCCCGTGCTTCTTCATCTCGTCCTTGGAGGTCATCTGAATAGAACCGCGAGGCGAAAACTTATAAGTCTGGCTTATCAGCTCTTCCCTTAAGCCGTTATCCTCATAATCCAAATCAATTTTTCCGTCCCCCATCATCTCCCGAAAAGTATCGTAATGCCACGCCCTAGCATTGAGCCAACGGCTCGGATCAGGACTAGCAGAAGCATTATTAATAGCCCCAATGCTATACACAGCATCAGCAAACTCATCCAACCGAGCCAAAGAGTCAACAACACCACCGCCAACACCGTTGACGTCAATGTTGACAACGCCCGCCGCAACCCTTTGAGCATGACCGTGCACCCTTCTCGCAGTTTCGATTAAGTCAAGCTTAGACCATGCATCAATCTTTCTGACTCGCCCTCCAATGTTCTCGTAAAGAACATTCTCGTCAGAACCAAACCGCGCAACGTCCAGCCCCAACACCGGGCGCACGGCAGCATCCTCTTCAATAGTCTTATCGAACGCAGTATCCAGCACAGTCTGCGCAAAGAAAGTATTATCCGCCTCGTCCGGGAACTCTCCCAGCACCTTCGCCTTGTACCGTGCAGAGTCCTCCCCCCAGGCACGCTTCTTGTGCTCGACCCAATCAACGCTGGTAAGGCCATTTAAAAAATTTTTCTGATCTTCTTCTTCCGGGTAAACAGACTCCTCAGTGAATGTCGGTAAATCGAAAGCGCTAATCGTATGGAGACTCCAGTCCTGGGATAATTGAGGATCAGTGAAAATTCTATGAAATTCAGTTCCTCTTCTATCAGGGTTGCCAATCGCGAGAATATGCGAATCCGCTCCAGTGGCAACCGCCTCAGCAGCCGTAAACATGTCTGTAGGAAGTCCGCCTGCTTCGTCAAGAAATACAAAAGTGTTCCGCTTACGAGTTCCCTGGAAGCTAGAGACAATGTCCTGGTCGCTAGGTCGCTTTCCGAATACCAAGAATTCTGCACCATTAGTACCATCCAATTTCCACGCTAGTGTTTCTGTAATCCTACCCGGGATGGCCAGCCCGCGCAAGTCTGCCA